GATTTTAGTGGTTGAGTATTTTATTGCAAGGATTATTTTCTCAAAATGTCGCGGATATTATAGCACAAATGAAAAAGTATAAAGTTGACAAAGGCGCAAACACGATTGCCATTCCGTTCTGCGGCGTGTGCGCGATAGATGAATTTTTGTCCATTGTCGTGAAGGGCGAGGAGGATTTTATTTTTCATGGCAGTTTTTATTTTAGCGATTTTTCAACCGAATGAAAATGTCCTTGTTTTCCTGCATGAGTTCTCCGAGAAGCATAGTGCAGTAGTCAGCCCATTGCTGGCAACCCCATTCGTTGTTCTGATACTTGCGGAAGTTCTCCGCGTATTCTTCTGCGCGTTCCGCTGTCACATTCAGGGTGATGTTCTCTTTCATGGTTTTAAGGTATGCGATTCAGTCTAAAATGTCCAGATATTTTTTTAATTTTTATTCGGCGCCGTAAGCAATCGGCGTGCCAGGCCATAGTTTCACGCGTTCAGAATCCATGCCAACTTTTCTGCATAAGTAGCTGATTTCCAATGACTTGCAGGCCCGACGGGCCCGTAAGTCGCTGATATTCAACCACTTACGGATTTTTTACAGCCCGTTTTTGCCTACATAGTCAGCGAAGGCAAAGAACAGATGCAACATTGCCAAGGTAAAGGTAATCAAGAAGATAGGGTAGAAAAGTTTTTCGATGAGGCTCATATTATTATTTTTTATAGGTGATGTAATCGCTTATTGCGAAAAGGGTTAGCATTAACAAGGCAAAGATTAGTGTTGGTATCATATTATTAGTCGCTCCAGCAATCATAAGAGCCATTGAATATCCAAGAACCATCCTCTTGCTTGATCCCATCTTGGCAAGTAAGAGATTGACCGCCAATGCCATATAAACCACAGATAGAGGCAAGAAGCTCTTTGTTGCTTTGTGCAAGGCGCGCTTTTGTATCAGCGTTGCCGAAGTAGTCACGCCCAAAGGTAGGGAATAGATTAGTAGATGCGTGAATCTGGAATGTGCCATAGTCACGGGTTCCTGTGCTGTTGCGGTAGTGAGTAGAGGCAACCTTGATGAAATGTCGAGCGTTGTTCACGGCGTCGAGTGTGGCAGTTGTATTGTTCATGATTTTTATTTTATATCAGTTGTTGTCTTTTGTTTCAAGGTGAATTTTTAGTAAAACAGCGATCGCGAGAAACCAGATGAAGAAAACTCCGAAGGCGATTTTGTCAGTCATGTCCATGAATTGAATGTATCAGAGGAATGATTTTAGACAAGGAATTTTTTTGAATTTAATTGATTTTTTTTCGAGGCTTTAGCAGGTGTCGTGCCAGGCCTCTATTTTAGACATTCAGAATGCGTGCCAAGTTGTAAATCGTTGCATATCAAGCACTTAGGGGCCTGTCGGGCCCGTAAGTCGTTGATTTTCAGCAACTTACGGCTTGTTTTACTTTTCTATTCCACAAGCCTCGCGGAAACGCTTGGCGTCGAATAGGTTATTGTCGTTTTTGAAGGTGGCGCACAAGTCTGTCACTATGTTTTCGACGACCCTAAGCTCTTTTGTAGTAGTGGCTTGCGCGTATTGTAATTTGATTGCTTCGGCGATTGCGATGAAGTGTTTTTTAGACATATTTTTGTATTTGGTTGAGGTTGAGTAAATTAGGCGACAACTTCGAGGTTGTCGATGTAGGAGAAGTCGAAGCGTTTGATTTGAAGGCGTCCATCCTCCTGCTCTTCAGCCCCTTGCAGGTATTCGCGAGCCTCCTTGTCTTTGCGGTTGAGAGCAACAAAGCGGTGTTGGGTGTTGGACTTGCCCCATGAGCTACCGCCACGGAGAAGGGGGAGGATAACCTCACGCCCCATGCGGATGATGCGCTGGGTGACTTCCACACCTCCCGCCTTGAGAGGCTTTGCGTAGGTGAACCGCACGAGAGCGGTGGAGGCTGGGATTTCGTTGTTGGTGAGGTTGGTGTTGTTCGTTGTCATGTTTTTAAGATACCACAGATCAGACAGAGAGCAAGGGATATTTTTATTTTTTTTGAATTTTTTTTCGAGGGCTGTAAGCAATCGGCATGCCAGGCCCTGTTGTAGCAGGATGCGTGCCAGGCCCTTGCCTAGCAGGATTCGTGCCAAGCGTAAGTCGTTGCATAGTAAGCACTTACGGGCCCGCCGGGCCCCTAAGTAGTTGATGCTCAAGGGTTTGCAGTGTTAGTTAGATAGCGGGCTTGCCGTTAGCTAACCAGTGGTAGTATAGTGATAGGAAACCCCTCTGCATCTGCAGTTTACGACGCAATTCCTCTTGTTCGCTTATTTGTTTTTTTGTTTTCCTGCTATGTGTGCGTTTATTCATAAGTTATTGAGGGCTAATTATTTAGCCCAGATAAATGGTTGATGATAGAGAGCCAAGCTATTACGCATGACACGCAGAGCCTCGATCTTCTCGCGGATCTCTTTCCGAAACACCCTGCGGTGAGGATACATCTGGCGCAGGGTCATGCAGAGAGTGACGCGGATAGTGGACAGCACTTCTTGGCTGATTTCGTTTAGGTTGTTTTCGTTTTGCATGGTCTTAATGTATAAAATTATTTCCCGAATGACAAGGGATTTTTTGAATAAAAATGAATTTTTATTTTCAGGCAATCGAAAGATTTCCCTTGACACCCCCCCCAATTTTTCGAAATTCATATAGGCACGGGCCCAAAAAGCGCATGGGGGTCTTAAAATTCAGTCTCCCCCATTAAAAACCTAATTATTTATTTTATTTCAATTTAATTAAATAAAAAACAATCTATCTAATCTTTGTTAATGTAATATCTTATATAATCTTATTATGATTGACCTATTCTTTTTTATTCTTTTCTTTATGTTTCTTGTTATTATTTTTTATTCGTAGAATACGTAGGGGCGTGGGGTACCCCCCCCTATTTTTCAAAAAATTAGAAATAATAGGAGTGGTTTTTCGTTTCGAGCCGTTTCGGCCTGGGCCGTTATTTTCCAGCATGCGCATTTTGGTGTATAAACTTAAATGATATCAGAAAAGGAAAAAAAGTTTTTGAATGAATTATTTGATTCATTAGATGAAGATATAGTTTGTTTTGACATAGGCGCAAATAAAGGGTTTTATACTAAGGCTTTATTAACAAATAGAAGAGATAAAATTAATAAAGTTTATTGTTTTGAGCCTGTTGAAACTAACCTTAATAAGTGCATCGAACTTTTCTCTGGTGATGAGAAAGTAGATATGCACCAAAAAGGATGTTTTAACGAAAATAAAAAAAGTAAATTTTATAAAATAATTTCAGACAACTTAGACGCCGAAGGTTTGTCGAGTTTAAATCGAAGAGGCGTATTCGGAGCTTTCACGTGTGAAGAAATAGAAATCGATTTAATAGTTCTCGAAGATTTTTTAACGATTCCTAGCAATAAACAGATTTACGCTAAAATTGATGTTGAAGGTTTTGAGTTGGAAGTTATGATGGGCATGGATAAATTTTTCAGATCAAACCAAATACATTCGATACAGTTTGAATATGGTAATTGCATTCTCGAAAGAGGAAAAAACTTAAACGATATAGTTTCATTAATCAATCAATATCCATTGTACAAAGTTTGCGATTATAATGAAAACTTGAATGAATTTATTGCCATTGACGATACAAATATTGTTGAATATATATATCAACCTTGGTCAAACCTTTATATAGTAAAAATTTAATTTTATAAAACTAAAGCTAAATCTGATTTAGTGTATATATTTACTATGAATAAACTTAATGAGGTGGCGAAGCTAGGGTAGTTGGTTGCTTTGACCAGTTTAATTGATTGAATTTATATTCTGTGCGATTGTTATTACAATTACAATTAATTATTGGATCAAACTTATTAAGTAGTTTGCTTTCTTCGTCGTCATTAATATTTTAGTTTTCAATAATTTCCAATATTATATTACATATATGTCTAAAAATAAAAAGCCGCGCGCGAATGTAACTGCAGTTTGTAATGAAACAGCCCAAGTCAATGGATCTTCAGAAGAAAAGAAAGATTCTTCTCTTCATGTAACGCAAAGACCAAAGATAAGTTTTACTTTAGGAATTAAGGAGCGTACAGATCTAACCGAAAAACAAAAAAGTATTCTCGAAATTGCTGCGAATAAAAATACTAAGTGCGTTTTTATTGACGGCTTATACGGATCTTCGAAATCTTACTTGGCAGTCTTATCTTCTCTTAAATTATTAAACGCGAAAAGAGTCGACGAGATAATTTTTATTAGAAATCCTGTTGAATCGTCTACGACCGGAAAAATTGGCTTCATTCCAGGAACTAGTGAAGAAAAAATGGCTCCATATAATGCTATTTTATTTGACAAACTAGAAGAAATGTTATCTGAGTCTGATATTGCTAGATTAAAGAAAGATAATCGAATTAGTTGTCATCCAGTTGGGTTTGTAAGAGGTCGTTCTTGGAACTGTAAGGCTGTTATCGTTGACGAAGCATCATCGATGACGTGGGATGACCTATTTCTTATTCTAACAAGATGTGGCGAATTTACTAGAATCTTTTTTATCGGTGATTCTGTTAACCAAAATGATATTGGTGCTAAATCTGGATTTAGAAAGATGTTTAATTTATTTAACGATCAAGAAAGCAAAGATTTTGGCATTCATTGCTTTGAGCTTAGGGAGTATTCAGATATTGTAAGGTCTGGATTGCTAAGATTTGTAATGGAAAAAGCTGGATTGATTAAAAAACCTAAATTATTGAGCGAATAAATATCTTAACTTTAGTGGAATATTTTTATAGCTTGCGTATTGTTTTTGATCCATTAGCTTAGATACATTTAGATTTTTCCAGTCAACGGTTTTACCTGTTTTTTTGTTTGTTAAACTTGGCCACTCGCCATGCTCAGACCAATATAAATATTTATACAAAATAATATTTGCTTTAGATCGATATTCTTTTTTATTTACTGGCAGCTTATATTTATCCATGATTTTTAGCGCAGATTTATCGCAATCGAGTTCCATTTTTATAATGCAGCTGGATATTTTTTTTCTTAATCTTTTATCTAGTTTTTTTCCATCTTTATGAAAGACTATCTCTAAATCTTCTATATTATCAAATATAGCATCTTGAAAATTTATCCAAAACTTATTGCCGCTTATGCATTGTAAAAAATGAGCGTATTCATGAGCCAAAACACCTATCCAATACGATGAATTTGGATCTATGAAACATCTAATAATCATATCTGATTCCAAAAACTCACCATCAAAACGTCTCGTATTGCTTAATCCAAATTTGAAAATTAATTCACCATTATATTCAGCCAAATGAGATCTAATTTTTTCTATAAAATTTTGTATTTTATATTTTTTTGATATTTGGTCAATTCTCATATATTATTATATATATTAATACATTTTAATGTAGCCTGTTAGAATAATAAATTAAATTCAATACTAAATATGAAATTATACTGTAATAAATGCTACGCCAAAACAGAATACAAATTTTCTAAGCCTAAGTTCTGTCCTGAATGTGGCGAAAAAATTTCTTCTTCTATTGGCGCCACCTCTATTAGTCCTTCACTTATTAAACCCCAAGAGTTCAAAAAGGAAAATATTACAGTTAGCAGAAGCGAATCTGTATTAGACAATGAAAACGAAGATATCGAACAGGAAGACCAAGATTTGGAAGAAGACTACTTACGTACTCAAAAATATATAGAAAGCTTTAAAAGAAATAGAAAAAGATCCGGAGTTACTGTAGAGAAATCAAATTTTGGCGGAGGAATTTCTTTTGGAGAATTAATGGAAAAAGCATCTAGTGAGCCAAATGCTTCAAAAGATTTTCAAGGCTTTAATACAATAGAAAATAGAAAAACTAAAGAGCAAATATTAGAAGAATTAAGATCTGAATCATCTAGCAAAGCAAGAGTAATAGATATAGACTAATATGCTGGATGAAAGTAAATTTAGCGACAATAAACCAGAGTTTTCTGACTGCATCTATATTATAGATGCCGAACTTCAAAAGAGAAAATCAAGATGGAGACTGAATTCAATAGCTTGGATGGATTATGATGACGTTTGTCAGAAAATAAGATTGCATATATTTAATAAATGGGATCAATGGGATAACAAAAGGGCTCTTAGACCATGGATTAATACAATTATTACTAATCAAATGACAAATTTGGTAAGAAATAATTATTCTTCTTTCTCCAAACCCTGTCTGCAATGTAAATACAATCAAGGCGGTAACTTGTGTGCTCTTTACGGATTGCAATCTTCGGACTGCCAAGACTATTCCAAGTGGGAGCTAGGTAAAAAAGATGCATATTTAGTAAAAATGCCTGTTAGTTTAGATGCATATAGTCAAAACGACTCTTCAAAAGAACAGAAGCAGCAAGTTATTGACATTAAGGATAGTTATTCTTTTATAGATTATGATTCTAAAACCGCTATTTTTCATGAAGCCATGAAGGGCAAACTGTCGGCAATAGATTGGAGAGTTTATAGCTTATTATATGTTGAAAATTTAGATGAAATAGAAGCTGCAAAAGTAATGGGCTATAAAACTAGCGAAAAAAATAGATCACCTGGCTATAAGCAAATAAAGAAGATTAAAAATAAAATTTATAAAATAGCTAAACAAATATTATTGGAATCTTAATGAATTCAGAAGAAGAAAAAATTATCCTTTCTAAAGAACAGGAAGATTTGATTAGGGCTGCGTTCGCAGATGGAGCAACTCCTAACCTTTCTGAATTGACTCAGAAGGTTTTTAATAATTCCCTAATAGATGGAAGAAGTAAAGAGGGTAGGGCTATAAAAGAATATATATCTGAATTTCAGATTGGTAAAGTAAAAGTCAATGTTATAAAAAAAATGGAACCCTACGCTCTTTCTGAAGAACAAAAGGAGAGAATTAGGCAGGAATATAAAAAAGATGGATTTACTACTCTTATTTTTACAAGAAATTTATTGAATGATCAAACAATTAGCGCGCTTCATTTGGAACACCGAGCTGTTAATGAATATGTTAAGTATTTACAAGATCAAGATGATAAAAAAAGCTTAAGAGTTAGTGACTCTGGAGAGTTTGAAACAATAAATTACGAGCCGTCTTCGAATTTTAAGAGAAGTGAGGTTCCTTCTGAACAATATAGACCTCCCGCTACAATGGTACAGGTTATTGCTAGGATAAATAAGTATTTAAATTACGGATGGAAAGAAGAAAATTTAAAACGCGCGCAAATAAAATGCGTAGAATCCTTGCTTTCATATCTTAAGATATTTAGATTTCTTTACCAGATAAATAACTACTCAAGACAAGAAGATAGAGAGCTGTTTGAAGACGCTTTTATAAGATATACTCATGACAAAGATGATTTAACGCAGGAAGAGATAGATCAATTTATTACTTTATCAAATGAAGTTGTTATTGCAGCAGATATTCAGAGAAGAATAGAGTATTTAAGAATGTCGCTCGACGACATGGCTTCTGAATCTGATGGTAGAAAAATAAGCATGAGCCTGAATGAAGCTATTAATAATGCTCAGACTGAATATAATCAATGCATATCTAGACAAGATAAGCTATACAAAAGTTTAACAGTTAATCGCTCAAAAAGAATAGAAGAAAAAAGAAATGAGAACGCTTCGATTTTAAATTTAGTTTATGCTTGGAAGCAAGAAGAAAATAGGGAAAGAATGATTGCTTTAGCTGAAAGGCAAAGAGAAGCATTAAAAGAAGAGGTAGAAAAGCTATCGTCGGTTGATGAATTTAAGGCGATCATTAGAGGAATTGATCCAAAAGAAATTTTCAATACATAATTTATATGAAATTTTCTTGTAAAGAGTCTGGATGTTCGTATTCCTGTTCCGATAAGGATAAGTTTATAAAACATGTAAAAGTTGATCATGATTTAAAAATAGATCAATACTTAAAATGGAATTTAAATAAGAGAGATTTTCTTACTAAGGAGCCGATCGAATTCAAAAGTTTTGAACAATATTTATTAACAGATTTTGTTAATAAAAAAAACATGCTATCTTGGCTTAAACTTGAAAAAAACGGATTAGCAAAAAATTTCTTATTGAATAAAATTATAGATCATTCAAAATTAAAAAGTGTATGCTACTTTCCTTCATCTTCCGAGATGAGAACCGTGTCTTATTTTCCATCTATTAAGACATATGAATTTTTTTTTCCTGATCTGGATAATTTTATTAAATCTACTGGTTTAAAAAAGCGTTATTCGTACAATAAAAATGAATTAAATTTCAATTTTATTTATCAAAAAAACATAACGGTAGATACAAGGGAGCAGAAGCCTATTAAGCTAAAAAATTATGAAATAATTAACGAAAAACTTGAATTTGGAGATTATTCTTGCGACAAGCTGTTAGCCGTTGAGAGAAAATCATTAAATGATTTGGTTTCTACGTTGTCATCTGGTTTTGATAGATTTAATAGAGAAGTAGAAAGAGCTAGAGAAGCTAATGGGTATATTGTAGTAGTTACAGAATGTGATATTAATAAATTTTTATCATTTTCTTATTCTAGAACTGGTAGATTTGCAAAAGCTTCTACGGATTTCATATTTCACAGATTCAGAGAGGTATGCAAAAACTTTCCGGAAAATATTCAGTTCTGTTTTTCTGGAGGAAGAAAAGAGTCTTCTGAGCTTATACCAAAAATACTAGCTTTGAATGTAGCTCAAGCTAAAACTTTTGATTTTCAATATTTAATAGAGCATAATCTTATCTAAATATGTGGGAAGTAGGAAATCAAGATATAATTATTCCCGATAGGCACTTCAATGAAGAGCTAAAGGAGATGCGTGGCGAAATGGATGACGCCACCGCAAGAATAACGCTGGCAAAATTTTTAAAATCTAATATAGGATTAACTACTGAATTATTTTTAGGAATTAAGCTAGAAAAATATCAAGAACTTAATATTAAAGCCATGTTTAATAGAAACTTTTCTATGTTGACATGGGGAAGAGGAGCTTCAAAAAGTTTTTGCGCTGCGGTATTTTGTATTCTGCAATGTATTTTTGAGCCAGGAACTAAAATACTTATTGCTTCTGCTAACTTTAGAACGTCTCGTAGGCTGTTTATGGAAATAGACAAGATGCTTAATGCTAAGGACGCAGGATTAGCAAAGCAATGCTTTAAAGATCCAGTAAAAAGAAACGACGAATACGTTTATCCTGTTGAGTTGCCTCACGGAGGTTCTATAACTGCTATTCCATTAGGTGGAGAAAATACTAGAGGTTACCGCGCTTCTGTTTTAATTATTGATGAGTTTCTATTAATGCCTAAAGATATCGTAGAAAGAGTATTAATGCCATTTATGAGTTCTCCTCTAGATGTTGCTGAAAGAATTAGAGTTAGAGAAGTTGAAGATCAAATGATTCGCGCTGGAAGAATGCAGGAAAAAGACAGAACTGTATTTAAAAACGTCAACAAGATGATAACTCTAAGTTCGGCGAGTTATACTTTTGAATACTTGTTCGAACTTTACTCTATTTGGTCTGATATTATTAGAGATCCAAATTTACTTAATGATTCTGAAAAAGTGGGAGAAGATAGAATGGAAGCTATGAAAAATTCTACTTATTTTGTATCTCAAATGAGTTATGAATCGCTTCCAGAGCATATGATAGACCAAGGCGTTATTCAATTAGCTAAAAGCGGAGGAATAAGTCACTCGGCGTTTCTTAGAGAATACTGTGCCCGATTCGTTGACGGAGGCGATGGGTATTTTTCTCCTAAAAAAATGACACTTTGCACGGTTCCAAATGGTCAATATCCAACTACTAAAATAGCAGGAGATAAAGATAAGAAATATGTTTTAGCTATCGATCCAAGTTTTAGTGCTTCTAAAAGCTCTGACTATTTTGCAATGGCTGTAATGGAATTAAATGAGGAAGATGGCACTTCTGTTTATGTTCATGGCTATCAGAAGGCTGGCGCAAGTGTTCAAGATCATATTAAATACTTTTATTATTTATTAACGCATTTTAATATTAGATTAGTTATTATTGATAACGCGGGTGGCGATCAATTTATTGAAGCAGCTAATGGATCGGCTATTTTTAAAGCCAAGGGAATGAAAGTGGGTTTTTTTGAATTTAACTCTGATAAAGAGGGCGAGGAATATCTTGAAATGCTTAAAGAAGCCAAATCTCAATATAATTTTGATACAGGAACTATTTGTATTAAACAGTATTTTACTTCTTCGTTTATAGGAAGAGCTAATAGTTATCTTCAAAGCTGTATTGATCACAAAAGAGTTTGGTTTGCTAGCGCTTCATGTGCTCATCCAGATATTGTTAATCAAATGTTTTCATTAAATATACCAATAGATTATATTTATCCAAAAGGCATAGATGACGCACCAGAAGACGCCGTGGAGAGAGCTAAGCTTGGAGTTAGAGACTTCATGGAGCAACAAGACTTTATAATTAAAGATACGAAAGATCAATGTGCTTTAATTCAGGTCTCTTCTACGGCTCGCGGTACCCAAAGCTTTGACTTACCTGCTCACTTAAGAAGATTGACTACGGCTAATAAACCAAGAAAAGATAATTATTCTGCGTTAATGCTTGGTAATTGGGCTGTTAAGGTTTATTTTGATTTAAACTCTGAAAAAGCCGAAAAGCCTAAATACAATTTTACACCCTTTTTTCTATAAAATGTGTAGAATTATACAATAATATAATTATTAATTATTTTATTGGTTTAAAAGAATAACATTATAATGCCTAAGTCTAAAACAGAAAAAGATTCATCTTTCGCATCAGCCTCAACTCAGAAGATTTCTAATAAGAGTAGAAAAATAGAAATTCCAGAGGCGGTTATGGCTTCATTAGATGATAATTTAAGTATTTCTCTTGCTTCTACTTGTGAAAGAACAGGAGAAACGTCTATGAGAAGAAACATTTCTTCTTCGATTACTAAAATCGATAGATTTGCAAATCTAGAAAAGGGCGTTGTTCCATTTGTTTACGGAACGGGAAAGGGGAATTATGATTCTAATATTTCGGCTAAGGATGCAATTGTTTTATGCCAGAAAGCGTACTGGAATGTGCCAATCTTTAGAAATACTATAGATTTAATGACTGAATTCAGTCTTTCTGAGATTTATTTAACTGGCGGTAATGAGCAAAGTAGAAAATTTTTTGATCTTTGGCTTCAGAAAATAAACTCTTGGGATTTACAGGATCAATTTTATAGGGAGTTTTATCGTAGTGGTAATATATTTATATATAAGTTTAGAGCAGACTTTGGCAGGGAAAATATGATGAAAATTCAAGAAGCTTTTGGCGCAAAAGCTGCTAAAAATGAAAATTTATCAGATTCTGCAATTCCAGTTAAATATATAATTTTAAATCCAGCTGATATAAATATAGTAACATCGTCTTCTTTCTTAGATAATGTTTATGTTAAAATTTTAAATGATTATGAACTTCAAAATTTGATAAATCCTAAAACTGAATCGGATAGAAAAATTGCAGAAAAAATACCAGAAATAAAAAGCATTCTAGATAAAAAAGCTACATCCCAAAAAATGGGAATTCCGTCTGGTCTTAATAATATAGGGTTAGAATTAGATAAAGATAGGCTTGTCGCTGTGTTTTATAAGAAGCAAAATTATGAGCCGCTTTCTGTTCCTATGGGTTTTGCTGTTTTAGAGGATATTAATTCAAAATTGGAACTTAAAAAGATTGATCAAGCAATTGCTAGATCGGTTCAACAAGCTGTGCTTATGATTACTATGGGCGACGAAAAAGTTGGTATGCCAAGCGCTCAAAATCTAGCTTCGATGAGAAAGTTGTTCGAAAATCAAAGCGTCGGTAAGGTTTTAGTTGCAGATTATACTACTAATGCTAAATTTGTTATACCCGACATTGGTAATTTGTTAGATCCTAAAAAATATGAAATACTAGATAACGATATTAGGATGGGTTTAAATAGTATCTTATTTGGCGAAGAAAAGTTCTCGAATACGTCAATTAAAGTTAAAGTATTTTTTGCTAGATTAAAATATGGTCGAGAAAAGTTTTTAAAAGACTTTTTGATTCCTGAAATGAAAGAAGTTGGAAAAGCTCTTGGGTTTAAACAAATTCCTAAGCCTAAACTAGAAGATGTTGATTTTGAAGATAATGTTCTTATGAGTAGAGTTTACTCTAGGCTGATAGAGCTTGGCGTATTGACTCCAGAAGAAGGTTTTGATGTTTTCCAAAGCGGAAGACTTCCAACATCTGAAGAAAGTATAGAATCTCAAAAAAGATATAAAGATTTAAAAGATAAGGGTTACTATAAGCCATTAATAGGAGGAGTAAAAGAAGGAGACGCTCCTGCTGGAACGGGTGGAAGTAAAAATCCAGCCGGAGATACGGGGCGCCCATCTGGAACGAAAAATATTAAACAGTCTTCTCCTAGAAAAGTTTCGGCTTCTTCAAATACAGAATTTAGTTGCAATAAAATGAAATCTGTTATGGCTTCCTTGACAGATTTAGAGAAAAAAATAGAATCTTCATTAAAAAAGAAATTTAAATTAAAAAAATTAAATGAAGAGCAGCTTAATATCGTCTCTGAGATAGCTATTATAGTTGCTCAAAATGAAAAGATAGAAAATTGGCAATCTATTTTTGAAAAATACATAGAAAACCCAGCAAATAGCAATCAAGATATATATAATCAGATTGATGAATTAGCAGTACTTCACTCTTTAGATAATAGATCAGCTTCAATTCTTTTCCATAGTAAAAGATAAATCCTATATTTGTATAAATATAACGTGTATAATTATTATTAGTTATTTTATATAGGAAAAAAATTGAATTTATGTCTAATAATACGAATGGGCTTGATATTCCAATTGGCTTTAGAAGGCTTAATTCTTTTCCATTAGACTCTTCTTCTGTTTTTCAGACATTAAGCGGTTTACAGGATTATGCGTTAAATAATCCAACTGCTTATTCTGGTCAGCTCTGCTCTGTAACAGAAAATGAAAAGGTTTATGTCATAAAAAATGACAAAACAGTTAGAGAGGTTACATTTGGATACGCTACTTCTGGGGATCTTTCTGGCTATTATTCGATAAGTAATCCTAGTGGTTTTGTTAATTTAGAACAAGTTTCAGGAGTAGTTAAAGAATCAAGTAAAAAAATATCTTTGGGGCTTCAAACTGGTATTTCTAGGCTAGATATTTCTTTTCCGGTTCAGTTCAGTCTTGTTCCTTCTATTTTCTGTAACGTAGATGGAGGAGATGATATTATTTATCAAACTTTAGTTAAAAATAAAACAGTTTCGGGTTGTAGTATTTTTTTTTCCGACACTATTCAAGAAGAAAATTGTTATTTAAATATTTTTATATCAAACAATAGCTTTTAATAAAAAAAAGTGTAGTCATAGTCATGAACCAATTTTTTATCCAAACTAAATTATTATTAAGCGGTCAATGTGGGCCCTTTACTGGTGAAGCAGTCAATATGGCTAGATCAAGAGATGCAGTTTTCACCGCTTATACAAACGTTCAGGGAGGATCGGTTTCTCTTCAATACGAAAGTCCATTTTTTGAAAATGACTGGGTTGATTTTTATTCTTTTGACGCAATGAAATCCGGTTATGCTGCTCCAGCTTATTTAACAACTCCAGTAACACGCGTTAGAGCAATCGCAAGCGGCGTGGGAAATTTTTGGTGTGGATTTACAGCTCAAAATTAAAAAATGATTAAAGATATATCAATCAATAAGATCGAAAAGCAAGCTTTCGAAGGAGATATTACTCGTTTTGAAATAGCTGATCCAAGTACTTTTAATCAAAATACGGCTGATCCAGCTACGCTTTATTTGTTTACAGGAGGAGCTTCTGGTCCTGGAAATTATATAACAGCAGACCAAACTGGACTTTTTTATCCCGCTTCTAATCCTAGCGGCTTTATAAGTACGGTTGTTGGGTCTTTTTATCCTATGAATTCTAACCCAAGCGGGTATATTCGTAGTAATCAAACTGGCGCATTTTACGCCGCTTCGAATCCAAGCGGTTTTATTACTAGTTCTGCTTTGACTTCGTATGTTCAGAATTCGCAAACTGGCGCGTTTTATCCAGTTTCTAATCCAAGTGGATACGTTCGTAATACGCAAACCGGAGCTTTTTACGCATCTTCAAATCCAAGCGGCTTTATTACTGGCGTAAATCTTTCGAACTACGTCACTAATTCGCAGACTGGAAACTTTGTAACGACTTCACAAACTGGCGCATTTTATCCCGCTTCGAATCCAAGCGGTTTTGTAACAAGCGCTAGTTTGAATCTTTCAAATTACGTAGCTACTTCGCAAACTGGACAGTTTTACGCATCTTCAAATCCAAGCGGCTTTATTACTGGTATATCTAATTTAGTTTATACAACTGGAGCACAATCAATCAATGGAAGTAAGGACTTTTTATTAAGACCTACAGTTAATGGAAGTGGAATATTATTAAATGGAGAAGTCCAAAATAATACAATTATTAGCGGCGTTGTTTATTCTGCTCAAATTAATGTTAAAAATGGTGAAGGTTCTACAATCTACAAAGGGCAGCCAGTTTATATAAAGGGCGCGGATGGCACAAATATCGTAGTCGGCTTGGCTTCAAATACTAGCGAAGGCACTTCATCTAAAACGCTTGGATTTATTGTACAAGATAGCTTATTAAATAATGCTTCTGGAACAGTTATCACTGATGGGTTATTGCAAAATTTTAATACAAGCGCTGCTGTGGCTGGAGATCCTATTTGGCTGGGTCCAACTGGATCATTAATATATGGATTAGCTAATAAGCCATACGCCCCAAATCACTTAGTTTATCTTGGTGTTGTGACAAGAGCGCAAAATAATGGTGAAATTTTTGTAAAAGTACAGAATGGATTTGAATTAGATGAATTACATGATGTTGCAGTTACCGGATCTCTAAATGGTCAATTTTTATATAAAAATAATAATTTATGGTCTGGAAAATCTTTGCAGATTTCAGATGTAAGTAATTTACAGGCATCCTTAGATTCGAAGCAAACAACTGGGAGCTATTATCTTGCCTCCAATCCGAGCGGTTTCATAACTGGCGTGAATCTTTCGAACTACGTGACCAATTCCCAGACTGGAAACTTTGTTACTAGCTCGCAAACTGGCGCATTTTATCCTGCTTCGAATCCAAGTGGATACGTTCGTAATACGCAAACCGGAGCTTTTTACGCGTCTTCAAATCCAAGCGGGTATATTGGATCGACTGTTTTAAGTAATTATATAACAACTACTGGAAACCATACAATTAATGGTACATTAACTTTTACGGACCCGCCATTAGAAACAAAAGCTACGCCATCTATTTCTGCTGGAACTTTAACATTAAATTTAGCAAATGCTTCTTTCTTTTATGTTAGTTTAAATGCTGCTATAACTACAATGACGCTTCAAAATGTGCCAGCTTCTCCTGCAGTAGTTTCTTTTACTTTGCAATTTGTTGCAGATGGGACGGCAAGGGCAGTAACGTGGCCCGCTGGAACAAGATGGGCGGGAGGAACCAATCCAACGATGACATCTACATTGAATAAAGTTGATACATTTGTCTTTACGACTCATGACGGTGGAGCAAACTGGTTTGCATTTGTAAGTAGTCAAAATCAATAATTATTATGAAAAGATTCGCACTTGTAGAAAATAATGAGGTGAAACAGATAGGCGGTTTACCGACAAATTGGGGCAATATTTCTAATTTTTATTTATTGAATACAGAAGATGAGATAGAGATGTCAATAATAAAACAAAACGGTTGGCTTCCAGTGGAAACGATTTCTGAAAATAAAGAAATTCAAGAAAATACTGAATATATTATTGAGGAAAATGTTGTGAAAGAAATTATAACAACAAGAGACAAAACGCAAGAAGAAATTGATAGAGAAAATCAATCTACCATTGAGGCAAAATGGCATTCTATTAGAATTAAAAGAAACAATCTATTAAAAGAATCAGATATTGAAATTATGCCAGACAAATGGGAAAATATGGATTTGTCAGTTAAGGCTTCGTGGTCACTATATAGATTACAATTAAGGGATATACCTCAGACGTTTTCTAATCCAGATGAAATAATTTGGCCTATTAAACCATGAGCTTCACATCAAAAAAACTATTATTATCAACAAAACAGCAAAGCACACAAAGTGGCTCATTAGGATGGACTGCTGCTACTATGCCTAGCGTTGCCAATTGGCGGTCGGTTGCGTATGGCGAAGGACGATTTGTTGCTATTTCAATTACTAGTTCAAATAAAGCAGCATATAGTGATGATGGGATTACTTGGATCAATGCTACCATGCCTAGCGTTGCCAATTGGCAGTCAGTCACCTACGGAGAAGGACGATTTGTTGCTATTAGCTCTGGTTCAAATATAGTAGCATATAGTGATGACGGTATAACATGGACTGCTGCTACTATGTTCAGTAGTGGCGATTTTGGATCAATAACATACGGAAGAGGAAGATTTGTTGCTGTTGTTTATAGTTTTACCGCAACTTCAAATAAAGCAACATATAGTGATGATGGTGTGACGTGGATCGATGTTACCTTACCTAGCACTGGGAGTTGGAAGAGTGTAACATACGGCGAAGGGAGATTTGTTGCTGTTCGTGATTTTTCAAATAAAGCAGCATATAGTGATGATGGGATTACGTGGATCGATACTACTCTACCTAGCAACAGTGATTGGGAATCAGTAACCTACGGAGAAGGAAGATTTGTTGCTATTGCCTCTGGCTCAAATAAAGCAGCATATAGTGATGATGGGATTACTTGGATCAATGCTACCATGCCTAGTGTTCTCAGTTGGGACTCAGTCACCTACGGAGAAGGACGATTTGTTGCTATTGCCTCTGGTTCAGCTTCAGCAGCATATAGTGATGATGGTATAACATGGACTGCTGCAACTTTACCAAGCAATATTAGTTGGAGATCTGTTACATATGGAGAAGGAAGATTTGTTGCTGTTGGCGGGATTAATTCAAATACCGCAGCATATACAAATCTATCTACATTTCCAACTACTTGGACTGCTGCTACTATGCCTATTAGTCATAATTGGAATTCAGTAACATACGGAGAAGGGCGATTTGTTGCTGTTGCTTATGTCGGTACATCAGCAGCATATAGTGATGATGGTGTAACATGGACCTCTTCTACTTTACCTAGTTTTGCCAATTGGGTTTCAGTAACATACGGAGAAGGGCGATTTGTTGCTGTTGCCACTGGTTCAACTTCAGCATCATATAGTAATGATGGGATTACTTGGACTTCTATGACTATGCCTAGCAACGCCTCTTGGCAATCAGTAACATACGGAGAAGGGCGATTTGTTGCTGTTGCCACTGGTTCAACTTCAGCAGCATATAGCGACGATGGAATAACATGGACCGCTGCTGTTCTACCAAGTAGTTCTAACTGGGAATCGGTCACGTATGGAAAGGGAAGATTCGTTGCTGTTGCTGCTCAGACAACTTCAGCAGCATATAGTGACGATGGAATAACATGGGCTGCTTCTACTTTGCCAAGTAGTAGTCCAGTTTGGTATTCAGTCACGTACGGAAAAGGAAGATTTGTTGTTGTTGCTGGAGGCGCTGGTTCAACTTCAGCAGCATATAGTGACGATGGAATTACTTGGACTTCTGTTACTCTACCTATAGGTAGATCTTGGATTTCAGTAACCTACGGAGAAGGGCGATTTGTTGCTGTTGCCACTGGTTCAACTTCAGCACTACATAGTGACGATGGCATTACATGGACTTCTACTAATATATCCAACAGCAGCTATTGGAGTGCGGTTGCCTACGGAGAAGGGCGATTTGTTGCTACTGCTGGTGCACAAGCAGCAGCATTTATGACACCAATTAAAAATTAACTAGTAAAAAAATAAATTCATTTTTATTATTTACTTGAATAAGTGTGTAATAATTAATATGAATAAATATTTTTTATTTTCATTATTTCTATTACTTCCAGCTTGTACAGTTTATACTGAAAAGCAATCCCAAGCCTTATCTAGGTCTGTCTATGCAACAAGAGACTCATTTGAAAAGGCAAGAATTGATTTAGCAACTTCATATGCGTCTGAAGCGGCGCGAATTGTTAAGCCTCCTAAAAATAAAATCGAAATTAAGCCTATATATAAAACAGTAACTGTTCCAGTAGTCGCAAGTTCCGCAAAGCCTAAAACTCCAATTTCTATTAATAAGCAACGTGTTCTTGTTATTCCTGATGAATATAAAAATGATACTGTTGTAGTAGTTAATTCAGAGGAATACCAACAATTGTTAAAAGATAAAGAAATTTTTGAGCAATTAAAAAAAGATCATGAGCAAGCTTTAAAATTTAAAAGCGAAGTAGATGAGGAATTAGCGCGCCAAGAGGCAAATGCAAATAAAATGGTTCAAGATCTTAACAGAATGCAGAAACAATTAGTTGAAAAAGATTTGGCAATCTTAAAAAGAAATATTATTATAGTTATATTGCTGTTGACAATCGGCGGCGCGACTTATCTTAGAATAAAAGGAATACTTTAATATGAAATCTAAAACTAATATGGAATTATTTATTGAAAAAATCAATAATTTAACGGCTAAATATCCAGCTCAATGTCTTTTTGGATTGGGTTTTGTTTTTGGTTTTATAATTGGGTCTATTTTTTAATTTTTTAATGTATTTAATATAAAATAAAAATACATTTTATAAAAAAAATATGCTGGCTTTTTCAATTATTCATTCAGAAATGGTTCCCGTTTTAGTAGCTTTTTTAACTGGCATAGTGGGTCCAATAGTTCTTTTATATTTTAAACATGCGCTGAGTGCAAAAAAAGAAAAAGATAGAACTAAAAGGCGCGACGATTTTAATATAACAATTAATGTTCAGCAAAAAATTAATTCTACGTTAAATTTATTGCAGAGTAAATATGACCTTGATAGAGTTTGGATTGCTCAGTTTCATAATGGAGGGAATTTTTATCCTGGAAATAAAAGCATGAAAAAAATGTCTGCTACTTTTGAGTCAACAAAGCCCGGAGTATCTACTGACCTAATGAAGCTACAAAATTTACCAATATCATTTTTTAGCAATGTTTTAACTGAAATGAATGAAAGTCATTCTGGGGTTATTGTAGAGACAGATGGGGTACATGAAAATGCATTCAAGGATTTTTGGCTACACAGAGGCGTTCATAGATCGTATATGTTTCCAATTATCTGTTTAGAGGGAGATTTTATTGCCATACTCGGAATTGATTTTAATAATCTTAACGGTAGGCTATCAGATGAATTGTATAAAGAATTAGAAAATGAAGCAAAACTCTTAGCTGGCTATGTAGCAATTGTATCTATAGAAAAACACAATTAAATTGTATGATTCAAGCTATTAAAAATACGGCAATTTCATTGGTTTCTTATTTAAGCGGACATATGGTTCCGCCAAATACTCCTATTGAAGATGTAGAAAGAATGAGGGCTATAAATCATATGGCTTCTAGCAAATTCTATATTGTTTTTACTTCGGTTTTGATTCTTGCGTTTTTTTATTTTGCCAGTTTAGGCATTATGTTCTTTATTCCACAAAATGCAGAGTTCATTTCTGGATTTGTAACTATTTTTTCCAAGACAATTGAGATATTAGCAATTATAATTGGGTCTTATGTTGGTGCGCAAGCTGTAGTTGATTTGAAATATGGAAGTAGTTCAAGAGCTTCAATAGAGAGCGCAAATGAAACAATTAATTCTGTTACAGTTATTCAAACTAATGTGAAAGATGATGATTATGAACTCGTTTAAACCATCACAAAAAACATTAGAACTCTTATTGAAGTATGAAGTTGGTGGTGGAAAAGACTATTATGAAAAATATCTTTCTAAATTTACATGGCCCGGTGGAGCATCTGGTCCAACTATCGGAATTGGTATAGATTGCGCTTATTATACAGAAAATGAATTAGCTGATATTTTTAATTTTCTTAAGAAAGAAGAAGTTGAAATAATAAAAGCGGCAGTAGGAAAAACTTCTGAAAAAGGCAGAGAGCATACAAAAAAATTAAGAGCTGCTGGAATTAACGTTAATTGGGAAAAGGCTCTTGAGATTTTTCAAAAAATTACATGGGCTAAGTTTACAAAATTAGCAGAAAAAACATTTCCAGGATTGTCCGACTTATGTCCTGATGCTTATGGAGCTATAGTGTCTTTAGTTTTTAACAGAGGAACTAGCTTAGTTGGTGAAAAAAGACTAGAAATGAGAAATATAAAAGTTCTTGTACCAAAAAAAGATTATAAAAAAATTGCAGAAGAACTTCGCCATATGAAAAGAATATGGAAAGGTAAAAATCTTGATGGACTTATTGAAAGACGCGAAGCAGAAGCTCGCTTAATAGAGTCTTGTATTTAGTATATAAAATTATTTGTGACATTTTTTATATAATTGTGTAAATTTGAATTACAATAAAAATAATTTGTTTTTATATCATGCCTAAATTTGAAAATTCTTATATCTGGGTTAGCGATTTAATCGCGGAAGAATACAGACCATCAGCAAAGATATTATTTCCGTTTCAAACAATATTCGCTTCTGAACCGGTTAAGATTTTTTTACCACAGGAAAAGGATATAAACATCGCTAAGGCTGGAATAGATTCTTTAAAACCTTTCTTAGATTCTTCTATAGATTTAGAAAAAAATTATGATTTGATCGGCGTTGCATTTAATGCTTTTGTTGTAAATAGAGCAAATAAAAATGGTCAAGTTATTTCTACTGATGTGGCTTTATCATCTGTTGAAAACTTTAAGTTTAAACCGATGAATATTGAGCATAAAAGAAAAAACGTGGCTGGATTGATCACTGGTTATGGATTTAGCGAATATGGAAGTGACAAGCCTTTGACTTTAGAAGAAGTCAAGGATAAAAAAGATCCATTTAATGTTGTATTAAGTGGATTTGTTTGGAGAGTTGTGAATGAAGAGTTCGCGGACAAATTAGAGGCATCTTCTGATCCTTCTTCGGAATCTTATTTAACTATTTCAACTAGCTGGGAAATGGGCTTTAAGAATTTTAATATTGCAAAGGGCTCTCTTAACTTATCAGAAGCTTCTATTATTTCAGATGATTCTATTGTTTCTGAAATAAAAAATAAATTGATGCATTTTGGAGGAAATGGTCTTGACGATGATGGTCAGCCTCTTTATATTAATTTAATAGGTGAAGTTTTACCATTAGGAATAGGCTTTACAAATAATCCAGCTGCTGATGTTAAAGGCGTTAAAGTTTTTGGATCGGAAGATCTGGAAGAAGAAAATGAAAAAGAAGAGGAGTCTTCTTCTATAAAAGAAGAGGTAGAAAGTTCCCAATTAGAAGAAAAACTTGTAGAAACAAATATAATTTCAAATAAATTAGATACAGATAGTTTAGCTGCTGCTTCTGACTCTTTTGAAAAACAAAAAAATAAAAAGGAAAATAATAAAATGCTTATAAAGTCAATCCAAGATTTAACTGATGACTCTTTGAAACAGATTTGCGCTACTGATATTCGCGCATTGTTCGAAGAGGAAATTAAAAAAGCTGGAGAAAAATTTGCCGAGGCTCAAGAAGCTAAAGATAAACTTGTTGCCGATGCAGAGAAAACAAAAGCTGAACTCGAAGCTCAACTTGAAGAGTTAAAGCAAACTGGCGAGCAATTGAAAGCTGAACTTGAAAAAATTAAGATCGAGGCAGAAGCTCGTGAAAAAGAAGAGTTATTTCAGAACAGAATGACAACTCTTGATGAGGAGTTTTCTTTGGATGACGAAGAGCGCGAAGTTATCGGAGAGCAAATTAAAAACTTAGACCAAGAATCTTTTGAAAAATGGTATAAAGCTTTTAACGTTTTTGCTAAAGGTAAAAACAAAAAAATGATGATGGAGAAAAAAATGGCTGAGGATGAGAAAATGAAAGAAAAAAGCCAAGCTTCTGAATCAGAAAAAGAATCTACTGAGGCAGTTGCTTCAGAGCAAGAAAATAAAGAGCAAGAAGTCGCTAATATACTTGAAAAAGTTGAAGCTGAGGAAGTTGCTCTTCCAAATGGTGCAGTTGCCGAGGATTCGCTTAGGCAGAAATTTGCTAAAGCTTTCAACAGTAACACTATCAAAGTAGAAAACAAATAACAATAAACAAAACTTAACAAATAAATAAATAAAAATATGGCTACAATTAGACCTTTTAGAGATTATGATGAGCATGAGGTTGTTAACCTTTTTGCTCTCCAGGGTGAAGGTAATAAGGGCACTTTCGTTACCGCTGTCGGTAGTGGATTTGACCTTTCTGCTCAATCCGCTTTCAGTAATGACAGTTTCATCAATGGAACCTTGTCATCTAGATTTGATGTTGCAAGTAGAGTTCAGGCTGCTCCAGCCAATACTCCTCCTGCTAGAGTACTTGGCATGACC